CGTAGCCGCGACTATAGCGAAAGTAGGTGTACCCCTTGAAAGTCTCATGCTTCAGCAAAGCACTTCCAATAAATTAATTGGAAGACTTGCATCCCTTGCTGAACAAACATCCACTATATTGCCGAAAAAAGCACAAGCACAGATGCAGAGTGTTGTGCAATATCTGCGTACATATGGCGATAATGTTGGCGAGGGTAATTTCAAAGAATTCCAAAGTGCTGTGACAGGTCTTGGTGAAACACTTACCACAGTAAGAAATCGCCCTCAGGGTGTTCCTGAAAACATTTCAGAAATCGGTGAAAATCTAGGCACATTAGAGGACTTGTTCCTTCGTCTTCGCGGTATTCAAGTTCGCGGTATGTATGACAACGTATTCGACAAACTTGGTAATGCGTCGTACGACCTAGAGGGTATCCGTGCTCTTCTCCCCGGTAAAAGGACTATTGTACCCACCACAGCAGCCGATGCTACAGCAAAAGCCCCAGGCAAAGTTGTTGGTGACCTTCCTGTACCAGAACGCGGGGAGCAAATCGTTGACAATCTTATTAATGACCTGTTAGCCGTTGGACGTGTGCAAAAAGACGGAACGCGTATTCTTACTCCTGCCCAAATTAGGGCAGCTGTAAGAGACTTTGCAGATAATAACCCTGAGTTTACTTTTGATTTAGATAAGATTGATACGCCAGCAAAGCTTCTACAAGTGTATGCATCTCGCTTTGGTCAGCTATCTAAAGAACAATTTGGTGAATTTGGTGCCACACGCAATCCAGCACTAGCCACTCGCACAGCAAAAATCAGACGAGAACTTCTTGAGTTGATTGGAAATCCTCGTGAAGAACTAGATGATATTGATGCAATTCGTGATGGACTCGCGGAAGCAAACGCATTTTATCGCGAAACAGACGAACTCGTAAGTCAAGGCACACAAGTTGCCGCTAGGCAGGGACGTCTTGGTGATGTTGGTGCAGAACCTGCTGTATTGCCTGAAACAGTAGGCACCACTCCTGCTGCACTAGGAAGAAGTGCCCCCGGCACAGCAACTTTAGAAGCTATTCAAAGACAAGAAGAGTATGTACGTGCTTTTCTTAATGACCCTTCAAATTTTGATACGATTGCAAAGTCTGGCACTTTAGGAGAAATGATTGCAGAAGGAGGTCCAGCACTACAACAACTACGCGGATACTTTGCAGACTCGCTCGCACACCACTTATCACGGTCTATCCCCACAGATGCAGCAGATGTAACGGATGTATCACAAGTAGTTAAGTTCCTTGATTCTTTTGAACCAAAGCAACTTCGACTGCTAGGTATTGACGAGACTATGGAAGCACAAATCCGTAATGATGCAACTCTAGTAGCTAATCTACAAAAAGCGGGGGTTACCCAAAGAGTAATTGACTTGCCTACAGGACAGGCCAAAGTCGCCGACGTATTTGAAAAGATACTAAGCGGAGATAGCGGCGAAATCGTTATGGGACTCAACGAATTAATGATTCCTGTTCGTCGCATGGGCAAGGATGAGGCAGCACAAGCTACCCTTCAGCTACGTGCGGGGCTTCTCAATCATATATTCTCTGTAGATAAGGGCATATTCAAAACTACGACTAGTAATAGCGCGTACGGTGAAGTAGGACAGATAACTATAGATGTCGATAAGTTCTACAAAATCATAAATCAAATGAAACGTGCGAAAGTATTTGAAGGTCCAAACGCTATTCTTACGAAACAAGATGAACAAATTTTAGATGCAATGGCAGAATATACCGGTGTAATTCGTACGAATGGGGCGGACGCAGGTTCGGCTCTCGCAGGTGCTCAGATTATCGGTGAAATGTTTACAATTGACCCAGGTAAGTTTCTGGCTGGTGTGGCCAGATTGGGTTCACAGGGACGCATATCTAAACTGTTTGCAGATGAAGACTTCGTAAAGTTGGCTACAGGGACAGGAAGACCTATGTCTGCCGCAGAAAAAATACAGATGATGGTCTTCGGTAAAACATCAATGGGCAGTATTGCTGCACGTGTTGCAATGGAGCTATCTGGTGTCCGAGACACGGATGAAGAGCAAACAGACCGTATGCTTGACGCTGGTGCTGCCTCAAGTAGCGTATCAAGCATGTATGGTGTACCAACGGTACCCTAATTAAGAGTCTTCACAACTTCCATATCTTCGATGCGCGTCCATGCTTGATTAGCTGCGACGCGCATTTTTTGTGTGCAATCTCTGACGTAATCAAAGCTCTCTTGACTAATTTTTACGTCATTCTTGCCTAGAACAGGGATGCTGTGCATCTCAACCATATCCTCCATGACCTCATCCCAAGTGTACTCACTAAAGGATGCTTCGCAGTCATCTGCGGAGGATATGGTGATGCCAATACCTTGTTTAGTAACGGCGATGTGAACATCGAGTTCACTGAGTACAGACAGAACTTTTGTCGCTGACATCTTCTTTCCTTTGAAAAGCTTTAATCACATCCGTTGAAAACAACTTCTGTATATTGAGTAGATACATACGAGAGGCGAAGTTATCTCCACCCTTAACGGACTTCTTGTAGTCTAGGTTGTTGATGATGCGCCGTAAGGACTCAACATCAAACACCAGAGTGGCAAACGTATCGTCTCCGATACAGAGATTGTGGAACCAGTAGTCTGCTTGCGTAGCTGCGATGCCACTTGGCTTGCCATAGCACTCATATTCGATAGCTATATTGCCGGTGCGCATCCACATATCACGCTCCGACTTCACCTCAATCTTCTTGTCTTGTAGCATCTCTGCAATACGTTGTTCGCGCACCTTGCCGTATTGCAGGTCGATGTCGAACTTCTTTCTGTCCCTGAGGGACGGCTCAAGATTTTCCATTTAATCTTTCCAGGTTTTGGAAGTAGCTAGAGTTATATCCTCGTTGCCACTCCTTGCCACGAAAAGACGTTGCAGAATAAGGGTTAGCTAAAGCGAAATACTTATCTTTTTTCTTTTCGTACTTATAAAAAGCCTTACGACCCTCGTGGTAGAATCGTTCTGTGGCATCGCGCATGATAAATACTCCTACGCACTGATATCCACAATCTCGCAGCTGTCAGCTGTACAAGCCATCGTCTGCATAGAGACTGTATTGTCCTCTTTCTCGTAATCACTTAGTATCTTCCAATCAATGTGAAGAGGCATCTTTTCCGCACATTCAACATAATGAGCTTCTGTACAGTCCTGATATGGAGCCTGTTCATACACGTGGTCGTTACGCGGCAAGAACGACAAGCCAGAAGCAATGTCAAAGTTCTTATAAATCCATCCACCGACCTCAAGCCACTCATCGTCGCTCACGGATACAGTAATGGACGGCTTATGCTCACACCAGCTGTTAGCGTAGATTTTCCAGAACTCCAGCTGTTCGATAGCTGTCAGGTCATCACGCGTAATACACTTGTCTGGTGATTTGACAGGGAAGCTGAACACTGTGTTGTTTTTGCTCCACTTGTCATCTTCGCACGGTATGCCACTGTCCATCATAAAGCGTGTGAGCGGGTCTTTTTTGTCACCGCGCACTGTACGGATGTAATACTTGCTGTGTCGTGCATGGATACCCGACGCAGAGTCAGTAAGCTGTGAAACTGTGCCAGAAGGCTTAACGCAAGTTATAGCGGTGGACCTATTAATCTTAAGTTCGTCCGCAAGCATAGCGTTGGTTTCTACAGCCACAGCACGTAGCTCTTCCAGTATCGGCGCAATATTATTACCGTAGTCGTTACTGGTGCCGTTGAGGATGGCATTGTCCATAATGCCAGTCATAGACACACCGAGAAGTCGCTCTTCTTCCGTGTTCTTGCCCCAGATGCGGCGCAAGTATGGGAAGTTTGTGAGCGTAGACTGCCATGTGCCAATGATTGTGGCGATGCGAACCTTGTTACGCAGGGACTCAATAGTATCACTACCTCGCACAATAATCTCTGACAGGTTACAGAACTGATATGGGCGTAATATAATTTCACTACAAGGGTTCGTACCGAAACTATGTTGCGAATCCCGCCGTCCGTTCTCTTCTGCCTTCTTCTGTGCTGCACCTCGGTAGAACATACCACGCTCACCGGTGCCCGATTGCGCGAGAGACAGCCATTCACGCATGAAAGTCTGCATATCTGGCTTATCTGTGTACGCTACAGAGTTATTTGCCATCTGTCGCTGTGGGTCAGTGTCCCAGAATGCCCCCACTTTTGCGTGACGCATCCGGTCATCAGACAAGTTTGACAGGCTAATCATAGCAGAGCGACGTACACCGCCTGATACAACAACCTCACCCACTTTACACATGATGTCATGGCACTCTAGGCTCGTCAGACTACGACCAGCTGCTTTCTTAAATGTATCAACTGTGAATCGGAACAATTCTTCCAGCGGCCCGGGACCACTAGCACGACCCCCGAAGGTCTTCAGTGTCGAGCCAGCAGGACGAACTTTGCTCATATCCCACTTCGGCACCTCGCCTGTCCACAGCAGTGCAAGCAATTTACGGAACGCTTTCGCCCATCCTTCTTTGCTATCGCGCACCACGATGACTTCTTCGGCGTCGAACATCAGTTCGGGTACCTCTGGCAATTTATTTATGTATTGCCGCTCCACAGAGAAGCCTACACCGGTCCCGCACATCAAGATGTACATAGCCTCGTCAAAAGCCTTAGGGTCGTCTACGGGCAAATAAGAGCAGTTATAGCCAGCTGTGTTGTCACGCTCCAGCGCCTTGCCAGATGTCATCATAGCTCGCATAGACGGCATAACTTCAGAGTGCAGGATAGCTGCACGAACATCTTCGTACACATCTCGCGGGATAACGTAGTTGTGCTTCTCCGCAAGATGGTTATTCATGTACGTCATATAACGATTAACAGTCTCATGCCACTCTTCGCGGCGACCTTCGTCTTCCAACCACCGTGCGTAACGAGACTTGTGAATAAATTGTTGATAATAAGTTGGTAGAGTGACGTTGCTCATCATACCTCCAAATATTTCTTAATAATATCAAGACGGTCCTGATGGACGGCAGCCTTATCCATTTCTGCTTGTACGGCTTCTAGGATATCAGAGTGCTCCCCGATACCTGCAGGATTCTCTAAGTACACCTCAATATTTGCCAGATGCAATTCTAAATTGCCCTCTGCGTGTGCCTGTAATGCATCTAATATTCTACCCTTCATTCGTTTGTCCTCACTGTTATCCTAACAGGTTCAATACCTTCAATATCATATAACAAGTCTTCTACATAATCTTCAACGATATCTGAGACTTCGTCAATGTCAACGCTAAATTCTTCTAAATCTATTCTAGCGGCAATTGTGATATTAGCTCGTATTTTTGTCCTGCTCATTTTCTAGTACCAAAATTAAACGGTCCAAATAGAACCGTGCTTTCTGCAAGTCCTCAACGGGCTTGCCCTTGTAGCGATACCGCCACAAGTATTTGATAATATTACCCTGTAGGTAATATTGATAGCCATCGCCAGTGGCGGCTTGGATAGCATCCAAGCACTCTATGCCACTGGTGTTGTAATGAGATGGGCTGTTCACTGCATCTTCTTTCATGCGGCGCCTCATATATGCTTCATGTCGTTCTTGCATGTTAGTCACAGGAGCTAAGCCGAGACATTGTCGCTACATACACACCGCTGTCTTCTCGTGCTTTAGACAGAATGCGAGTGTCATACCCAAGTGGTGGATAAGATTGCTTATAGTTCTCAATCTTCTCCTGCAGCTCTTCGTCAGTGTTAGCCCTAATTACGTATTTTATGTCCTTAGCCATTGTAGGCCATCCTTTCTACTATGCCGATGACGGCGTGATATGCAATCCATCCAAGTACAAGTAAACAGACTGCCCTGATTACATTGTCCATCATAGGGTCTTTGGCGGGGTCTTTCTCCATCCAAAAAGTCAACCACTTGTTCATACGTGTGTCATCCTTATAGCCGTTCCAATCTGTTGTGCAATCTGCGGGACTATAGCATTGCCTAGTCCTTTAAGTCTGTCCACCCTTTTGGGTACCCCATTAGCCACTCTACCCACGTTGGGTTCAACGTCCCAGTCCCACTCTGGCGCACCTTTGGATGATTCCCGAGCATTTTCTGCATCTTGTCGCCCGGCTGTCCCGCCTTGTGCTCGCTGGCTGATGGTGTCGGCCACATCTTCACTGCTGCGCACAGATATTTCCTGTCCTGCATATGTGTGTGACTCTTGCTCCCCACTGGGCCGCAGTCCTTGTACTCCGACGCTCTCGGTGTCGGCCACATTCGAACCTGGTCCGCTAAGTTGGCTCCAAATTTCAAGTTGGGATTCGTCTTGCTGACTCTCCGTCCCTTCTCGTCCAACTCCCTCGGACCACCTGTCACATCCGTTGTCCTCGGTGTAGCCCACAATCCAGAGTCTGTCTCGTCTGTGGGGAGCACCGACGCCGCAAGCTGGAACAATAAACGTCCTTGTGGTGTAGCCTTCGGTTTCCAAGTCAGTGAGCACTGTGTCGAGTCCCAAGCTGACGTGACCATAAACGTTTTCGAAAACTGTCCAAGTGGGTCTTTTGTGTGCAACAATTTTGCGGATGTACGGCCAGATGTGGCGGTCATCCTGTTCGCCTTGCCTTTTCCCCGCCGACGAGAACGGCTG